TACGTCATACCTTACCGCCCCATGTTCTAAATAATTTGTTGTCTGGATTGTTGAGCCATTGTTTCCATTTCTTGTTATCTTGTGCCCAACCTTCTCGTAAAGCCTTTTGGTATATTACCATAGGCACTTCTGCGACATGACGAAAATCTTTACCTGGTTTATGTTCTGATAAAGCCTTGCAATGCTGTATTACAGGTGCGACATTTTGTTTGGTGTGATAAACAACCTTTTCATCTTCGGTTGCAAATTCGTGTGAGTAATTAATCTTACTGTCAATTAAAGTTCTTTTAGCCATAGCCCTTAAATTTTAACACTATTCATAAAAAAAAGGGGCTAAAACCAAAGTTCTAGCCCCTTTCATTTAAGCTCTTAAGATACGTTTAAGTCTGCGACTACACCATGAGCAGCTTCGTTGCTCACTTCTAGTCCATACTCAACTACGATCATCTTAGTTTCAGCATCACCTATTGTTGCTATGTCGATAGTATCGAAGTTTCTTAGGTAAGAAACTTTAGCAAATTCAGGATCAACTAATAGAAGTGATCTTTCTCTTGATCTGTTTGATGGAACTATTTTTAGTTCACCAAAGTCAGATGAATAGATAGATACTGAAGCTTCTACAGTATTAGCATCAACCATTTGTCTAGCTTGCGATCTTCCTGTGAAACCAGAAATTACTTGCTTGTTGTGAGGGCCACAAATAGCAAGATTTGGCTCTGCACCACTAGCAAACATTAACTCAAGAACGTCTTTCAGAAGTGTTTCTGTAAGATCCCTTTGAGTTCCGTCTGTTGGAGCAGCTCCACCACCAGTTGAAGCACCACCAGCTCCTCTTGAATCATTAGTTGTTATCCATGATTCAAATGCACCAGTTTGTCTTGCAGTAGTAGCGTCACCAGTTGTTTTAGCACCAGCTTGACATAGAGCTTCTTCCATATCTCTTTTTAGTGCTTTAGCCATGATAGCTAGTTGGTGTGCCATTTCTGATCTCTTACCAGCTGCATCTGAAGCATCTTGCGATCCTGTTACAGTTGCATCTCTGTATGAGATTTGACATACATTACTAACTCTTGCAGTAGCAGTAGAAGCCGCTCTTGAAAGTTCAAAACCTTCAAGTTGACCAGTTCCGCTAGGAGTTGGTAATGATTCAGTTTGCCAATCAAAAACTACGTTTTTAACGTTTCTTGTTCCGATTGAGGACATAAACGGAGTTTGCATCGGAGAGATGTTGTAAATGATATTACTTAAATCTTCTCTATCAGCAGTGGCCGTATATGTGTCAAAAGCATTAGTTACTTTAGCCATAATATATTCCTTTAAATTACTTTAACATTTGTTCAAAAACTTTAGCAGCATCTTGGACTTTGCCAGATTTTGCTAAAACCTGTTTTGCTTTTTTCACAGGGGCTACTGATTTTGGTCGGTTCGTTGTACCAGGTCTTGCAACCCGAGCTTTCGCTTTCTGCGTTGGTTTTTTCTTTACGGCCTCAACAGTTTTACTGTTAAGCCACGCATTTCTTAAACCAAGTAATGCTCGGTAGTCGTATACAGAATCCATCTCTTGTGGTGAATACCCCAAGACGTTAATGCCATATTCACGAATCGCTAGCTTTTCCTGTTGCGCTGTCTCAGGATTTTGCCATTCTGGTACGATTTCCAAAAGTCTTTGCTGTCCTTCTTGCACCATCTGTGCATATTGCTGTTGCTGTTGATTAAACGCTTCTTGTTGAAGCCTTTGCTGTTCAGCTTGAGCGGCAGCTAATTTCTCTTTTCTATCATCCCAGAGTTGCTTTTCACGAACATAACCTACGGGATCATCTTCATACAACTGGTTCCAATCTGGCTCGTTTGCCAATTCGCCCGATATTTGGGCTTCCATCTTCGGTAACAGCTGTGCATAAATAGCATCTCTTTCCGCTAACTCCCTCTGCTGTTGCTCAATAGTTTTTCTTTGTTGAGACAGCTCTTGAGTTTTGCGAGTGTAATCTTGCTGACGCGAATATCCGTTTTGGAGTTCCTCAAGCGTGACCTCTACTTCTTCTCCATCAACTCGGATGGTATATAAAGTGGGTTGCTCTTGTTCTTCTTCAACCTCTAATTGTTCTTCGTCATCAATTTCGTCATCGTATTCAAAGTCCTCTTCTTCTTCAGCCTCTTCTAATTGAAGTTCGGCTGCTTCAGGGAGTTCTTCTTCCTCAATGACATCTACTTCTGTTTGTTCTGCTTCTACAACTTTATCCTCTTCGGGAGTTAAGAAACTTTCAAAAGCGAAAGTAGTGTTCTCTAAGTCTGTTTGTAGGGCAGTCGGTTTTCCGTTGTTGCTCATATATAAATACTCCTTATATGTATTTATAAGTATTTTATATGAATTTTTGGGAAAAAGGAAAGTCTTAACCGATGTTACGAACTTTATTTATATTAGCTCTAGTTAGCTTACCTTTTTCTGCAATGATACGCAGATGCTTTTCTATCTCTGGTATTAATAATATAGACTTGTGCAGACTTTCTCTTGATTCAACATCTTCAGGTTTTTTAGAGTTAATCCATGCTTGCATGTATTCGCTTTTAAGGTTTTTTAGTGCTTCTTGAAAAACGTCTGATTCAAGTATTCTTTCAGCTTCAGCTGCTTTAACAACTTCTTCGTGTGTAGGCATTAGAGTGTTCCTAGTAGTGCTCTTGGACTTCCCTGTCTTATGGGTGAAACAATATTATCAATACTCAAAACTGGGTTAGTAGGAGTCATTCCTAAATTAACCATAGGTTGTGGCATTACAGGAGTATTGACTACAGGTAATGTCGGTATTGAAACTGGTTGTGATATTTGTGGTAATTGAAAAGGTATTTCTGGTATTTGAACTGGAGCTAAGTTTTCAAGCATAGGCAAACCTAAGTTCATTGGCACATCTACTATAGGTGTAGGTGCTTCTAACACAGGGGGCGCTATAGGCATAGAAGGCATAACAGGTTGTCTTTCTGGAATAATCTCAGGCAACACAGGAGGTGCTATGGGTGTAGAAACCATTGGAGCTGCTACTGGTTGTGGTGTTGCTACTGGTGTAGGCAAGTTTTCTATAGCTTGTTGTACATCAATATCTTTTAATAATTCATTTATATCTATGTCTGAAGGCTCAACGATTGGGCCTTGATATGTTCCGCTTCCCGCCCCCAATCCAAAAGGGCCACGAAAATCAGAAGTAAGTCCTAACTCTTCTCTCTGTGCATCAGTAAGTGTGCGCCCACCCAACAAGCCTTCAAATGTAGTTCCAGCTGGCATTGGTGTTCCTTCGCCTGTTGGTAAACCTAAGTCTTCTCCTGTCACTGGAAAAGCTCTTGGTTGAAAAGGTGTAGCTCCTTCTGCAATATAACCCATAGGTTGATCTGGAGAGAAACTCATACCAGGTGCTACTACTTGTTCAAAAGGCATACCGCCCGCTATTTGTTGTGCGTAGGCTTGACCACTTAGTAAGCCACCACTCATATCTCCGAATCCACCTGCTCCACCAAAAGCAGCGCCACTTTGATAGAAAGTACTTTTAGCTTCGTTTCTTAATCCTGGGTCTCTATAAACATAAGGTTTATGTTCGTCTGGAACACGACTCCATCCTTCTGTAGTTTGCCCCTCTTCTCCAGTTACAGGATTAAACCAAAAAATATTCATTAAATATCCAGACCTAGGATCGCCCTCTATTCTATAGGCACTTGCCCCCTTAGAAATTCTTTCTCCTAAAGGACTGTATGCGTATGGATCGTATGTTGGTTCTGCCATATTACTCTGTTATTAGTTTATCTATTTTAGCATCAAGTTTATCTATTTTATCTATTAATCGTTGAAACTCAATCGTGTGTTCATTTCTAGTTAGATACTCTCTAGCTACTTCTTCTCGTGTTCTGTTAATTAAGATGTTCTGTCTTTGTAGTTCTGAAGCGTGAGTCTTTAATGTATAAAAGATTGGTGCAAATACCAAACTAATTATTATGTTCCAAAACAACATTCCATCCATGATTAGCTCAGTTTATCCCACTCTTGCCCTTGAAACAAATTTGCTTCTGCTTCTCTGCGTTTAACTAAGCCACCTAAGATAACACCGCCAGCTTTATTCCATCTTCTTATTTGTTCTGGAACACCGTCATAGTCGCTTTCGTTTAGCACTTTAAGCAGTGTAGAGTTCTTAAGGTTTGTAGGGCCTAAGTTATATACCCAACATACCAAAGCATCAAATTGACATTGTTCTAATGGTACTTCTACAAGATCATTAATATAGCCTTCATATTCAATCATCTCTTCTTGTAGCATATACTCAGCTTCTTCTTGGTTTATTTTGTCGCCCTCTTTAACGTCTTTTGTATGACCATAACCTATAGTCCAAACGTCTACAGAATCTTGATATGCTTCTAAGCGACAGCCTTCATAAGATTTAATTAATGATATGCCTTCTTCGGATATTTGCATTGTTTCTTTACCTTCCCCGTACCAGTTCCATCTACCGCTAGTCGTCACTTTTATGTGATGCACCAAAGTAAAAACTAATAATAGCTGATGCTAAACCGCCTAGATATCCGAGCACCAAATTGACCAAAGCCTCTGAGTTCTGTTCGGGTGGTTGAAGGGTTATAAGAAAGATATAACCTAGAAAGCCACCTAATGTAGCAATACCTATAATTCTAGCAGTCCAATCTTTAGAGAAAGTTGATCTAGCGTTTTGCGTATCTTGCACTTCTAGTTTAAATACATCTACTTCTAGTTCTTTCATTTTAACCTCAAACTCAGCTTCAGCTTTCTTCAACTCAAGCATTTGTTCAGGTGTGGCATTGTCTATGGCTTTTTGTATTTCTTTAGGTTCGTTTTTGCAACCCAATACATCTGCAATCATGTTTGCAGCCATACCACCCATAGGCCCGCCTAATGCTGTACCTAGGGTTGGTGCTACTGATCCAACTAAATTTTTAAGTAGTGCTTTCATAAATTACTCCGCTAATGGATTTTTATTTTTATTTTCTAGTTCTTCTAGGTCTATCTGTATACGTTCAACACTAAGCGTTAAAGTAGCAATACTAGCTTTTAAATCGCTGTTGTCTGGTATAACCAAACTGTCTATTGATTTATTAATATAATCAACTGACGTTTCTATAGCAGCAAACCTTTCTTCAATAATTTTTTGTGCATTTTCTGTATCATCTATACCTTGTATAGCAGATTCAAGATTCTCAAGTCTGTTTACATAAGTTGCACCCGTATAACCAAAGCCAGCTAAAGTAGCGACAATAGAAACCAAAGCTATTAACTGTGTTGTTTTACTTTCAAACCAATCCATAAAAACTCCTAAAGACTAGGTTGTAATTCTATCATTTCACTTAATGTATTCAAACTTGCTGAAGACAATCCATAAAAAGCTTCATTGTTATCATTGATAACTGCATCGCTATAAATGTCTCTAGGTGTATACCAGTTATCTTGTTTAGGCATTTCGTAACCTTTATAAACTTCAAAGGCTGGAACATAACCCAAATAAGCAACCAATGTTGACTGATCGGCATACTCTCCTGTTTCTTGTGACTCTTCTTGCAGTTCTTCTTGTTGTTCTTTGATGTTATTAGCAATGATTTGATCGGCTATTTGATCTGCTTCGCTTTGTGTCATTACACCCGATACCGCTGTACTAATTTCACCTTGCATATTTTGTACTTGTACTTCTGCCATAACTACCTGTGGACTAGAATCTAATGTAGCCAATGGTGTGATAATTGTAGATACGCTTTGTGTTTGACCTCCACTAACATCATCTACGCTTGTGTTTAAGGACAATACCATGTTGTTTTGTGCGTTAGCTGATGTTATCTGATCCGACATACTAGGTGAGTTACTGGTGCTAATTCCAGATGAAGATGAAGCTGTATTGTTGTTTGTATTGTTTGTGCTGTTAGATGTAGAGGTATTGTTAGAACTAGCAGAAGCGATACTTATTGTGTTTCTTACTACGTTTAACATAGTAGAGGTTATTCCGCTTCTAGTAGATGTTTCTTCTGCAACTAACTCTTCTGTTTCTTCTTCGGTTTCGGTAGAAATTTCTTCACGACTTTCTGCAATCTCCCTGACTTCATCAATTTCTTGTATTGTTTCCAATACTTCAATAGTTTCTGTTTGTATTTCTTCATTCTCTAATTCTTCTCTAATAATAGTTTCAAATTCAAATAGCTGTATTAATTCTTCTACTGGATTAACAACAACCTCTTCAGCAATAAAATCATTGTAAGTCATTACAACGACTGGTTCTTGAAAGGGTTCTGTAATTATTTCTTCAATTACATCTATTTCTGGTAAAACATCAACCTCTTCTACATAAACTTCTTGCGGTATGGTTTCTATAAATACCTCTTCATAATCAAAAATAATAATCTCTTCTTGTGGTTCTTCGTAACTAAAGTCTTCTTCATAACCGTAGTCAAACTCTTGCTCAACGTAATAAGCAACTGAAGCTTCTTGTTGATAACCAGCACAGAAAGGTGCGTACTGTGGATCAATGTCGCATTGTAAGTCGTCATAAGCTTCCCAATAAGAAGGACAGGTTTCGCTATATAGTTGGTCAATATCGCATTGTTGGTTTAAATAAGCTGCTGCATAACCATCACAACTTGAATTGTTTAAAGGATCACCACAATCTATATAACCTTCGCTATATAAAGAACCTCCGTTCTCTAAGTTTGTGTTCTTATCAGATGCATTCCAATCATAGTTATAGCAAGTAGCGGTATTGGTTGATCCAGTATTACATTCATCGTGAAAATAATAAGTATAAAGCTGAGAAGAGCTGCCTTGTTCTGCTATTAATACATCATGTTGAATAATGTCTAAATTACCGTATCTAAACTCATAGGTATTATTAGTCCACAGTATGACTTCAAAGCTATTATCAGAATCTCTATAGTATTCCCTCATGTCATACCAACCAAACACAGCTTTGTCTGAAAAGTTTTTAGCAAGCATACTAGAGTTGTTGTCTTGCACTAAATCAGTCCAGAAAGGATATAAGGTGTTGTCATATTGAGGTAACGGATCGGGTGTATAATCACCACAGTAATTATCATACGATATGTTTCCTGTACCTAGACCAAAATGTAAACAACCATTCGTTGCCATACGAGCAGAGGTATAATCGTTTTCGTAAAAGGTAAAGGTAAAATCTAAATCAAAGGCTAGAGACAATGAATCATCACCAGAGTTTAAATTAGTTGTATTCGTCTGATTGGTTAAATCAATAAGACTTTGATTAGATTCGTAAATGTAGTTTGCTTGTAGATTGTTAAATAATAATAAACAACTAACTAGCCATAAATTCTTTAGCACAAGTTCTTCCTGATTTCTTTTTGCCTTTTGAATTACGAGTTGTTTTGCATTTATTGATGTACTTATCTTTTAACTCTTGGTAATCGGGTCTGTCTAATTTGTTTTCAGACCAAGCTAAAGCAGCTTTTTTTCCAACTTGGCCCTTATAAGGACATGGTGTACCAGCCATTTCCATAGCTTGAAAAACTCTTGTGTCTTGGCAAAGTATGGCTACAGAGGCTACTTTCATACCTGTATCGTATAGGTATTTAGATAGTTTTAATCTTTCACAGTTTTCATCTCTGACTGCTTTACCGCCTGATAAACCAAAAACTTGTCCTTGAAAAGCACCTGATACTCCTGTGGTACATAGGTCTTGTGAGTAAGACATAATACTAGGAGCAATAGCAGAAGAAGGAGGGGCATTGGTTTTAACATTTTGATTTAT